CACATAGTCACCTATAATAATAACTCCAAGGAGTAATAGTACACCACTTGTTATTAATAAGACCACTATATCTTTAAAATTTTTAATCATTATTTTTTTTTCATTATGTCAGCACCTTTTAAACCATAAATTGCAGAAACTACACCAATAAATAAAGCTTGATACCAGAAAGGCATATTATTAAAGTATTCAAAAAACATTTCTACCTTCATCATTATCTCTGGATCCTCAGAAAAGATAGACCATATTAATAACATCACAGGTGCAGACACCAAAATTAACACGAACTCATCTTTCCAACCTTGATTATTATTAGCCATGACTGCTTTTTTATATTCTACTTCGCCATTAGCCATTTTTTGAGCGTGTAGTCTTTCTGCATCAGAAACCAACATTTTAGTTTGTTGACGATTTTTTATTACATGAGCACCTGTTTGAAATGCCATTTTTGCAATACTTAACCACATATTAATTTCCTATGACTATTGATAATATTAATAAAACTATAAGAACTGTCCATTGACTTTTATCAAAACATTCTAAAAAATAAATAAGTCTATTTTTAAGAAAAGATATTTTTTCTTTTATATAATTAAACAACATTAATATCCTCCTTGTGCAACCATTCTTTTAAATTAAATCCAGGACAATTTGGTTTATTGCCTTGAATATCGCAGTGTCCTACTATCTCTTTTATATTAGAGTTACTTGCAATTAATCTTTTAATTAAATCTTTTAAAGATAGAAATTGAAATAAAGTAAAATTATTTTCAGCTCCACCATCATCAGCCATACCACCTATTAAACAAATAGCTAAACTTTTAGAATTAACACTTGGTGCATGAGCACCTTTAAAAGCTTCAGGTCTTCCTGGCTCTATAGCTCCATCTCTTTTAATAATATAATGGTAACCTATGTCATCCCAACCATTATCGTCTACATGCCATTTTTTAATTTCAGACGCACCTATATCCATTGATGCTTTAGTCGCAGCACAATGTATTACAATCAGTTCTGTCTTTTTTCTTAGGTCCATTGCATTTTTCTCCGAGGCACTATTCTACATTTTTTTGTTTCTAAGTCTACAGATAAAATTTGTATTCTACTGTCTTTAATTCTAGGCACTCTATTGATTTCTGATCCGTCTTTTCTTTTACCACTCATTTTAACATCAAAGTATTGACACTCTAAAGTAGTGGGATGCACGGCAATTAAATCTATAGCTGATTGAGTTTGAGCACCTTTAAATACAAAGTAGCCATTCTCTTGTAACCAACACACTGCTATATTTTCACAAAGACAACCTTTATTTTTTTGAAGCATTAGCCAATCAATTGAATCAAACCAGCACCTAGTAATGAGATCATTAGGCCCGCTGCTCCAATTAATATTTTTTCCAATCTATTAATTTGTTTTGCTAAGTCGTTTATTTTATCGTGAGTTTGTTTTTGCATTATTCTACATAATTTTTCATGGTTATCTAATCTAATTGAAGTTGTATTTTTAGTCATTAGTTTTCTAATTCTTCTCTAAATTCTTCTTCTTTAATATCTCTTTTTTCTTCTTTATCTGCTTTTTTCTTTTCATCATATAAATATTTTCCACCTTCTAAACCTTTACCAAAAACTGCTTGAATAGCTTTTATAGCATATTTTCCTGCTATATCTATTGGAAAAAATACATCAGCATCTTCTTGCATATTATCTTCACCTTTTATTTCTTCGTATTTATCTTCTAAATATTCTTTTTGAACTATAGGATTTTTTAAAGGTGCTAGTCGATTACCTTTTCCAGGAAGTAAATTAAATGATTTTCTTATACCAGCGCCTCTGTTTAATCCAAGATTTGCTACATCAACTAAATTATCATAATTTAAATATTTAGCAACAAGTTTACCTGCTTTACTATTTTCTAAATTTACTGCTTTTAATATTTTATCTATAAAAGTAACTCTTTCTTTTTCAGGTAATTTTCCAACCCACGCAGGATAGTTACCAGCCATAAAATTTTTCTTCGCTGCTTCTACAAATAGTGAATAATCTGTAAATAAAAATAAATTATCTTGTGTCATTCCAAAACTATCTAAAAGTCTTGATGCACGGTTAAGTATTAATCTTTTATGGTTCAACGGACCGTATATCATATCAATGAATAGAGCAGCATTCTTAGAAGCAGCAGCCATACTTGTATCTTTAGCAGCAGAAGCACTTAAAGGAGCTTGTAACATTTCTAAAACATCTCCCATTGATCTATATACATCAAAAAAATTACGATCAAACATCTGAGATACAATTGATCTATTTTCATTTAAAAAATTGTTAAGTAATTTTCCATTTAAAGTACCAGTATTTTTACCTCCTAAAAGTTTAGAACCTATTCCAGCAGTTTTTAAACCTTCTATAAAACCACCACCTTTAGCAGTTAGAGTTGGAACAAACCCATCACCTGTTGATACTGATTTCATCATTCTTGATATAAAAATACTACGGATTTCCTTTACCGTTTGTGTGGGTAAAGCTTGTAATAACTTAGTGATATTCATAGTTTTTGCAAATTCAGGTTTAAGTATATGTTCCACTATTTCACCTGGACCAGAATTACTTAAAGCACTCCAATTTTCTATACCTGGTAAAAATTTTGCAACAGTGCCATTTATATCCGCAACAGCTGCCGCAGAATCATCAAAAGCTTTTATAACTGATTTAGTATTATATAATTTTTTAAAATCTTTACCTAATAAAGATTCATAATTTTTACCAAATTGTTCAAAAAAATCTTTATGACTCATTTTAGCTACACCGCTAGCATCTGGAATTACTTTATTAAAATAATTTCTATATAAAGCTTGTTTAATATTATTTACTGTAGCATTAGGAACAACACCATTTTCAATTAATTGACCAAAAGACATTGCTTCTGATCTAGCTCTAGGTGAATTATCAATAAGTTTATTAAATAAATTTTCACTTTGAAATGATAATTTTTGTAATCCTTGTGGGTTTGTTCCTCCTCCAAATTCTTCTGAAAAATTTTTAAATAAAGTATTTCTTTTTAAATTTAGTAAGTCAGCTCTTTCTAAAAACTCTGCTGCTAATTTTTCATCGCCTGATTTTGTGATAGCTTCACTTATATTTTTAGTTAAACTACCACTTAAATTTCTATACTGACCTATTACTTTAGCATTTGTTGATGTTTCTTCTAAAAGATTAACTGCATTTTTTAAAGTAACTATATCTTTTAAAGTTAAACTTTTTTTTTTAGATAGTTCTTCAAAACCTTCTTTAACTATTTTCATAACATCACCAGTTTTTTCAAAACCTTCTTTATTAAATATTGAAGCTAGTGACGCCATTTTATTATTAGCTTTAGCTGCTGCTATATTTTCAAGTTTAGCACCTTTTTTAAGACTAGGTACTTTTACAAACTTTTTAGGTAAAATACCCTTTAAGCTAAATCCTTTTATTTCTTTATCAATAAGTTTAAGAGTTTGTTTTACATCAAGTCTTATAACTTCTTTATTTGCTAAAATGCCTGTTTCGATACTATCATCTAAAACAGATAACTTAGATTGTATATTTCTATAAGCATCATCTAAATAAACACCAAAATTATCTAAATATTTTGTTGCAGCATCATTTACAAAATTAGATTCTAATTTAGTTATTTGTTTTGTATTTGTAAATAAAGCTAATTCTGCTTCTCTTAAGGCAACACCTGCTTGACCTTTTACTTGTGTTTGTATTTGATTAATTAATTTATCTGCTGTTTTATTTCCTACTTCTGATAATCCAGTAGTCTGTTTTAAAATTTTATTTTCAATAGCTTTAAATTCAGCTTGTGTTTCTAATCTTACTACTTCATCAGATAATAAAGCTCGTTGTGCTGCACTTCCTTTTTTAATTAATTGATCTGAATCTAATATAGCTTTTCCTACTGATACAGCAAAATAAGAATCGGCTTCTTTTGAAGTAAGATTAAATTCTTTTTTCATCTGACTTTTAACTTTATTTACTTCTTTAAATATACCAGTGTTAGTCTTTCCTTGTGTTTCTATAAATTCTTTAATAGTGTTAGTACTTAATTGAGATTTACCTAAAATAGTTGGTAAAATTAATTTAGCACCCGCTAAAAATACTCCTGTTGCAGCAGCATCAATTAATCCATATTTAATTGCAGCAGATTTAGCAACTTCATTAAATTTCTCGGGACTATATAAATCGTTTTGTAAACCTAACTTATGGTAACCATACCATAATCTTGCATACTCTGTATATCCAGCAGCCAAAGCAGAAGCGGCCACAGTACCTACTGGACCCACGGTACTTCCGACAGTACCAGCTACTATTGAAGCAACGATAGGACCTGTATCAGCAACAGCATCAGAGACATCAGCTCCAGATAATTTAGGAGAATCAACAGCAGAAAACATATTAGTTCCACCTAATTCTTTAGGAATTCTATATACTAAACCTTTCTTTTTTTGGTCATAAGCACTTAAATCAACAGTTTTAACTTCTATCTTATTTAAATAATTAGTAAGAACTTCTTTATCATATTTACCTGAATCAGTTATTTGCTTGATAAGCAGGTTCTTAATATTATTTTCTTTAAACTGGTCTCCATCTAAACCAAATCCTAATTTCAATCTTATCTTACCTGTTATTTCATTTTCTTTATCAGCATTATACCCTTTCATTTCGTATAAAGTTTTAGCAGATATATATCCACCTTCTTCTTCTATTCCAGCTGAATCGACTAAAATTTGTTCACTTACTTCTTTACCTTTTTTTCTAGCTTTTATACTTAATTCTAAATCTATTCCATCTGTAGCTAAAAATTCTTTATCTACTTCAAATTCACTTTTATTAAAATCTATTTTTTCAACTTTACCTTTATAAGTGCCTGTGACTATTGCTTTAGCATCTGCTGCTGATTCTCCCATTTCAAGTAATCTATTAAGATCAATTTGCTGATCTTTAGTTAATTTAGCATCAGCAACTTTTATAGTTTCAGGTTTCTCTACTTTAATTTCAGATTCAGTAGTTATAGTTTCTTGAGGTTCTTCTACTTTAATTTCAGATTCAGTAGTTATAGTTTCAGGTTTCTCTACTTCTATTTCAGATTCAGTAGTTATAGTTTCTCCGGGAAGAGTATTAGTAGTTTCTACAGTGTCGGAAAGAATAGTTTCAGGAATGATTTCTTTATTTTCTGTAATAATTTTTTCGTTTTCAACCATATCATTTTACTTATGTATCAGTTTTTTCTGGATCGTACTTATCTAATAAATCTTGTTTTTCTTTTTCAAGGTCTTCCTTACTTTTTTGAAAAATTTTATAAGGATCTGCTTCACCAGCTTTAGGTTTTTGAGCTTCTAATTGTTGATAATAGAAAGCAGCAATAACACCAGCATCTGTTACATCATCTGATGAACCAAACATTTTTTCTAAAGTAACCGAAGATACTTTTTTTCTTATTTTATCAGCTATTTGTTTTTCTGACATCTCTATTGCTCTAGTTTCAAATTGCTGTTCTCCATCTTGAAAATATTGATAAGCATAGTTTTCAGCACCTAAAGCTATTTGAGAAGTTGCCATTTGTGCTGCAATTAAATATCTAAGAGCTTCAGGATTACTACTAATATCACCTTTAGTTTTTAATAAAGTATCAATATCTTTATTAGATACAGGATATAATAATTTAACTTCTTGAACTACTTGTTGAAAAGTTGCAGCTTGAAATAAATCATTAAATTGATTTTGATCTTTTACAGTCATTTGTTTATAATCTTTATCTAAAAATTTTGATGCTAAAGCATCATATTGTTCACCGAATCCAGCTTCTTCAAGAGCTTTCTTAAAAGGAGCAAATGTTGCATTAAATATACCAGTAGGAAGTTGACCTTTTTTTAAAGCAACTTTTCTTGCTAAATTGTATTTTTCAAAAACCGCTTTGCTAGATAATTTTTGATCTTTTAATTTTTCTTCATATTTTTCTATTTTTGAATACAGAAGTTTTTCATTATTTGATGGATATCTTCTAGGTTCTTTTTTCTGAGCTTTTAATCTAGCAATATCTTCAGCAGTAAATTGGGCTTCAGCTTTAAGTAATCCACTCGCAATAGAGCCTAATGGAGATTTAGCTTGACTGATAGGTTTAATACCAGATGATTCATTAAGAATATTTAACCCTCTTATCACATTTTTTCTTTTCTCTGGATCTTCAAATATAGCATCGATTTTATCAGGAACTGCTTTAGCTACATTCATAAATGAATCACCTACACTTTTAGTAAATTCACTCAAAGATCCTGTTTTTATATCTATGTTTGAAAGAACACTAGGGGAAGTATCTTCACCAGCATAACTAGGTTTTTTTGCTTCAATAGTTTTTAAAGCATTACCTAATTCAAATTTTAAGTTATCATTTTCTTTTTTTAATACAGGAAGTGCTTCAAGAGCTTCACCTTTTAATCTTTCTGTTTGAGCTTCTTGTACTTCAGAACCATCTAAATCCATTTCAGATTCTTTAGAAGTAAGATAACCTTTATCTCTCATCTCTATTACTTGTTCTTGTTCTTCTTTAGTAAATTGACTTTCTTCATCTTTACCGTATCGTAATTTTTGAGGACCTTGATCCGTTTGAATAAATTCTAAAGCCATTATATCTCCTTAAACTCTACATCGAGTTTATTGTAATCTACCATTAAGTAGCCATCATTATTTGCAATAGAGGCTTGTGGCACTTGATGAGCCATAACACCTTGATATTTTTTATCATCACCTTTATATTTAAAGTTATAAATTTTAATTCCTGATGGAGATTTACCAACTAATTTAATATCTTCTTTTAATCTTATATCAGACATTTGATATGCTGCAAGTCCTGCACCTGCTATTTGACCAAAGGTACTCGCTCCAGCAACTGGTGTAGTATTATAACCAGTTCTTTCTTCTCCATAGCTTCTTATAGGAGCACCTGATAATGCACCAATCATTTGTTTAACTTGATTACCACCAAATTCTCTTTCTTCTATAAAGTCACGATATCCTTCTGAAAGTCCAGCTTGTTCTATACCACGAGCTTGAGTTCCAAAACCAGCAAGTCCCGCTGAAGCTGATTGTAAAGCACCTAGCTGAGTAGTTGCACCACCCATTTGTGCTGCTCTATCTTGAGCAAATCTATTAGCACCTGATTCAAAACCAGCTTGTCTTAATCTTGCTGATGTGTCTCCCGCACTTTCTATAAATCTTTCTGCACCTAAAACATTTTCTATTCCTTGTCTTGATCCTCCAAAAGCTCCTGCACCAATTGCAGATGCATTCATTGATTTTTGAGTTTGACCGTAAGCTTCTCTTAAATCTCCTAAAGCTCCTGAAACAACTTGGTCTTCATAAGGATTAGCATAAGTTTGAGCTGTAGCAGTGTCATAAGTTTGATTACCTATTGCAGCAAGTTGTCCTGCTTGAGGTACTATTTGATTTTGATATATATTACCTGCTTGAACTTCGTAAGGATCAAGTTGAGCTATACGTTGACCTTGAAAAGCTTGATAAGGTTTACTAAACTCAGTTTGACCTCGTCTTAAAGTATCTTCTTGAATTTCTTTAAAGTAAGCAGGAATGTCATAGCTAGTCGATGACTGCGATGGTGCCTGTACTGTTGTAACATTTGGTTTGAAAATACTACCCATTGACTATATAAGTTCCTCCGATAACTTTAAATCCTAATTTAATAAAAGCCTTATCTTTTCTTTCAACGTCTTTACCTTGAAAGATTTCGCATATCGCAGTTACTTTATTTGCTAGTGCGTATTCTTTAAAAACTATCATTATAGAACGAAATATCCTAAAGTTTCTATGTTTAGGATTCACATGTAACCATAAAGTTCTCATGAACTTTTTGTCACTATACCATGTCTCATCAACTGTAGCAGCTAATGTTCCTATAATAATATTTTCATATTCTACTACTATAACAAAACTATTCTTAATGTAAAATACTATATTCTCTAAAGCTTTAGTATTATTAGTGTTTCCAAAGTTAAACGGAGCCTCTGTAAGCCACGTTTTAAGTAATTCTCTTATACGAACAGCATCAGATATTCGAGCTGGTCTTATAGTATATTTATCTTTTTCCATCTTGTTTTATATTTACTCTTAATGTACCAAATCTCCAATTATCTCCGATATCATTGTTTTGTATCTTAACATTAGATTGTCTACCACGAATACGTGTATTAACGAACCTAGTTGTGTTATTTACTGTCAAAGTTTCTCCAACAGTAGCTGAATCATTAGGATAATCTTTAACATTTAAAGTAATTATAGTATTTCCAGTTTGATTTTGAAAATCAGGTATAACTTTATTAATAAAGCTAAATGTTTCACCATCAGCAATATCTCCATCACCTGATTGAATATAAGCTGGTAAAGCAGCACCATCAGCATTCACTCCTGATTCTTGAGCATAGATTATACTTCTTCCTTGTGTTATTCCATTAATAGTACTTATAGTAGCAATATTAGAATTAGCAAAATATTCTGTAGCTAAAGGATTTAATTCAACTCCATTATCTTGATAAGTACTTCTATTCATAGTTCCAAAATACCAAGAGTTTTCTAGGTAATTATAAATTACATAACGATCACATTGATCAGAGGAACTAGAACAGTAATACCATATTACTTCAGAGAAGTTAGAATTTTGAGCAGCATAAACTTGAGGATATTGAACTTTATTAATATCTTCAAATACATGATTTAATATAGGACAAGGTATTTCTTGAACTGATCCAGCATATCTAAAAAATTGTCCATCTGACATCCAGTAAGCTACATCATCTATTACTATTGCAGAGTTAAGACCGACAGCTCCACAGTCGTTACCTAATTGTCTAAAGCCAAATATAAAAGGAGGTCCTATAAAAGACATTGATTGCATTGTAGTATCTGTCCATACTAATATAGTTCCTTTAGCAGGTCTTGCACATCTTATTTCACTTCCTCCAGCTATTCTTTGAGATCCAGCAGAGTTAGTTACATTAGGTGTCCATTGATTATAATTTTCTTGATCAGACCAACGAATAAACATTTTATCAAAAGTTGTAGTGTCTGCAATTTCAGTTTCTGTTCCCATACAGATAACGTGTCTAGTTTCTGTAGATATTAAAGATAATATAGAAGTGGTAGGAGCATTAGCAACAATTGTAGCTCTATTAGCAGACATTCCTCCTGAAAGATTCCATTCATAAGTTGCACCATCTTTTTGTGTTATTATTAAATCTTCACCCCAATTATTTATAGACCATAACCGTGCATCAAGAATTACACTAGAACTTGATCTAGGTGTCCCCCAAGTAGAAGCACCCCAAGTAGAAGCACCCCAGCCATATCCAAAAGTTTGTACTGATGGACCTATATTTAATTGATAAGTAGCAGTGCAATTTGCAGTAGGTCCTGTATTTGCATTAGCTGTAGCACTACTTTCAATAGTGTAAGCATTAACATTAGATATACTTAAAATTTCATATTCAGCATCAAGTGTAGCTGCAGGAATTCCAGCAACAGCAGTACTTACACTACTTAATGTGACAAAATCACCTTGTAAAGCTCCATGACTTGTATCTGTGATAGTTATAATATTACTACTTGTAGTAGTGCTAATAGCATTAACAAGAGCATCTGTTGATCTTATAGGAGTAATATCTTGATTATCACCAGATTGATAAACATAAATTTTACGATCAGTTCCTAAAGCTTCATAACGAGAACCATCTAAAGAATACCATTGTTCTAAAGCTCTTCCAATTCCTACATAATAATCTGCACTAAATTTAGTCCAACCACCTATTTTTTGAGGAAGTCCTTTACGAAATCTTATTTTATCACCATCTACCCATCTACCTTCTGCTCCCGTAGGAGTATTCTCAGTGTCTAATCCAGGTTGAAAATTTAATTGAGTTAATGGCATACATAATTATATAACAATCTTATTCAACAGTAAAGAATTGTCTTATAGCTCTATTAAATCGTTATCTTTAGATGATTTTGGTATTGCTTGACAATTCCAATGTATAAATCTAAAAGGATCTATACCTAAATCAGGCACAAATTCATGCATTAAATATGAAGGAAAGAAAACAGTTAGACCTGGTTTAATTGTTAAATTTACTTCATTAGATGAATGATCAATTTTTTTAGAATCTAATTGAGGTAAATCATTCATTAATTTACCAACTCTAGGATCTTGTAATATTGGGTATGAAGTTTTTTCTGAACACTTTAAAAATAAAAAACCTGATATATGTCCATTCCAATGATTGTGTGATCTATGCCACCCACAGCCGTTTTTAGAAAATTCTTGAACCCACATTTCCGTGATATTCATTTTATATTTTTTTAAATCATAACCCATTTGAGTTAAAAATTCTGTAGAATTTTTTTCAATAAAAAATTGTAATTCTAAAAAAGATTTTTTGTTTACTAAATTTTCAGAGTGAAAAGTAAATCCTTTATCTTTTATCTCTCCAAATATTTTATTTCTTTCAATTATTTCTTTTTCTTGTAAATTTTTTGCATCTATAATCATTTGATCAGATGCATAATTTAAATCTTTTAATTTTTCTTGATTTATTTCTTCCCCAATCCATATAGGAGTAGAAAACAAATCCATAGTTTGAAACATCATGTCTTCAACTGGTGCTGTGTAATTTACCATTATTCTATTTTTATATTACCTGAAACAGATACTCTTTCTCCCTCACATTGAAAAGAATTTACAAAATGATGAAGAGTAGCTGGAAAAATAAAAATATCGCCTACTTCAGGAACAAAATTAATACGATTAATGGATGATTTATCTCTCTCTAACTTATTAATAAAACAAATCGCCCCTGGTTTTTCTCCACTCGATATATTATTTTCGTTTTCTTTTTTTAATTTTTTAGGAATATTTAAATAAATAACAAAAGATAAATTTTCATCATGAGTATGCAAGGGATTAGATTCAAATTTAGTCATATAATTAACCCATGCCATTATAAGAGTGTTTTTTTTACCCAAAAAAATATTATGATGTTTATATGAAGCTTGATTATAACTATCTAAATAACTAATAATAATAGGTAATAATTTTTTATAATTAATTTCGTATTCTTGTTTTATTAAGCCGGACAAATTTTTTCTAAAATCTTTTTTTTTATTTTTTTTACACAAAGATTTAATCTGTTTTATTTCTTCATTTGTTAGTTTTGCTTTATATAAAAAAGGTCCCCAGTGAAAAAAATTATAGTGTATTGTTTTATTCATATATTTTATTTTTTTTCATTTATTTAATTTACATTAAACATTATTATTTTTCAATATTTTTAATCTCAGTCTCATCATAAGTCGTCGTATTATACTTCTCGCTTACTTCTGTAAGAACAACAATAGCTTTTAATAAATGATTTTTTAAATGAGCTAAAGATTCTTTTGACACAAGAAAACAATTTTCGTTTTTTTTAATATTAGTCAATTCTTTTTTTGTAAAAGCTAATCTTAATAATCCTTTTTTTTCATCTATAATAAATTTCATACCAAACTTTCTCCTAAAACTTTTCTTTTATCTAATACTAAATTTTTGTTAGGCCCATCTGCATCTACATAATGTAAAAAAACTTGAGAGCTGTAATCCTGTTTTAATGGCTCTCTCCAATGTTGAGTTTTCTCTCCCATATACACAACACCATCTCCTTTTTCTAAACTAGCAGATTTATCTCCAATGTATATAGGCCAAGGTTTGTTTTCACTAGAATCAATATTAATTGAAATAGTGTACTCGCAATGAGCCCTATCTTTATGTTTTATAAGTGATTGATATTTTGTATACATTCTAAAATATGAGTACGTAGGATATAACTTTTTACCAATTTTTTCTTCAAAAATTTTATATTTAGTAAGTAGTAAAGAATCAAATACCGGGTGTCCATATATTCTAAATGATCCACCAGTATACTGTGCATCAACATCATCAAAAAATTCTTTTGTTAATGGAGCGGATCTAATAAATGTTTTTGCAACTGTACTTAAAAGTGTTATTTCACTTTTATCTAAGATATTTTTTATAATTAAGAATTTAGATTTCATGGCATCCACCCCACTATAACATATCTTACTCCTTTAGTAACTTTTGCTACTGAGTGCACAAACAAATGATTACTAGGGAAAATTATTAAACTGTTTGATTTTATTTTAATTTTATTATTGTCATCATCTGGAAAATGGAAATGTAATTCTCCTCCTTCGTAGTCGTCATTTAGACCATATATAAAACTTATTCTTCTAGGTATAGTCACATGATAATCTGAGTGAGCATTATAAAAAGCACCAACATCATATTTTAATAAAGACAATGTAAGGTCCATGTGAATAGGTCTTTCTAATGCTTTTTGAGTTTCGTACATTTCATTTAATGTTTTTAAAAATTTAAAAGATAAATATTTATACCAATAAACATTTGTAAATGATGTTTCTTTATTTGTATTAGTTAAAAATCTTGTTTTGACCTGTCTAATTTTTTTATCAACTTTATTGTTTCCATTTAAAATAACACTAGCATTTTCATAATCTAAAATTTCTTTACTAACTTTAGTAAAAATATTAAAAGATTTTTTAGAAAGTATGTTTTCTTTAATAAAAACTAAATCTTTTAGTTCCATGATGTTTTATTTTTATTCCAAAATAAATTTTTATATCTATCTACAAAAGTCAACTCCCACAAAGATTGCCAAAATTTTTCATTAGAATTTTCATATTTTGTTATCATTTTCCAATCATCTCTTTTAAAAGGTATAATTTGAACATACGGTGTTCCTTTAAAAATACAAGTGTTTATTTCTTTATGTTTTTCAGTATTTAATATAATAGGAAAATTAACTTCCATAGGGAATTTGTCAGTATGAACAATTCCCTCTATTATTTTAAAATAATCTTGTGATTTGTTATTTAAAGGATTTAAAAAAATACATGAATAGCCTTTAGGTGTTTTAATTTTCCAAGGATTAATTATTTTGTGAAAAGGGGAGTTACCATTTTCTTTTATCATTGGACTACCTTTTAATTGATCTGTGTTATGAGGATCGGTTGACGCTAAAGAAATTCCCTGTGTTTTTAAAAAACCATTACTATCATGAGAGCTTATAGGATTATAAAATTTAGATACAGGACTCTTTTCTTTTGTAAGACCAGATCCAAAAATATTTTTTTCTAGATTATATTCAATTTTATAATCTGTTGGTAATTGTAATGAATATCCTGAAGTTAATGACTCTAAAAAAGGTATGCATCCTTTAATATTTCTTGTAAATTTAATGTTTTTTTTCTTAGAATTTTCAAGTTTTTTATACCATTCCGGTATATTTAGTTTTATTGGTTTTGGAAAATCTTCTTTTAAAGAATAATATTTTTCGTGTGTTGTAAATTCAATTGTTTGCACAAACATAGTTATACTATGGGTTTACTATAAAAGAACAAATAAGTTATACTATTTTATAGAATAAAATTAATTACTTTCGTTAAATATATTTAGACACCCTACCCAAGTAATACTTCTTTGATTACACATGTCATAGAGTGAGAAAGTATTAGGGAATTCAAAATTATTTTCTTCATGAGAATTTCTTAATTGCTCTAAACAACTTAAATGAGCAGCTTCTGGTTTTCTAGTTCTTAGTTCTATTGTATAATTAAGATATCTTTCAAAATTTTCTTTAGTATTCCATTCAACTGGAACCTCAATCATAAGAACATTATTATTCTCATCATATTGAGATGTGTGAGTTTCATTAACAATTTGATTATATTGTTCAGTTGTTATTTCTAATACATTAAATTGTTCTAATCGTAATCCCGCTGGAACTGCAGCATCATTTTCTGCAACTCTGTAAAGTGAATTTTGATTTGGTCTATTTATAAAAAAAAATGCTTTTGCCATAGTTTATGCCTCAAATATATATAGTGCGCCGGATTTTCCAGAGTTTCCTGGACCTGGTGATGTTCTTCCCAGTCCTCTTGTACCTTGATTAAAATGGTAACCATTTTCATTACTGCCACCCATAGTGTTTGTCATATCTAATGTTGAACCTGGTGCACTTCCGGCATTTCCACTATTTCCGGGATTTCCACCTCCAGGATTTCCACCTGTACCACCGTTTGCAGTAAAGTTTGAAAAGTTAGTAGCTCCTCCAGCATTACCAGCACCACCACTTCCTGATCCAGCACCACCTACTGAATAAGGAGCAGAAAAAGGTTGAGTTATAGCAACTTTATAAGAACCAAAACCCCCGTTGCCTCCGCTACCACCAGTTCCACAATTAGTCCCAGCACCAGCAGCTCCGCCGCCACCAGACATATAAGCAAGTAAACTTGTTCCTCCACCTGGAGAAGGAGAGGTATAAGTTCCTGATCCCGAAGTTGCAAAAAAAGTTGGAGCAGTAACTCCACCTCCAGATGCACCGGCTGAGGCAGCCGTTAATCTTCCTTGTCCGTCAACTGTAATTGATGCAAGTGTATAAGAACCTGCAGTTACCGCTGTGTCTGCTAATTTAGCTGCTGTTACTGCATCATCAGCAATAGTTGCTGTTGTTACATTAGCAGGTGTAATTTTTGCTGTAGTTACAGCATTAGCTGCAAGTGAAGCTGTTGTTACATTAGCAGGTGTAATTTTTGCTGTAGTTACAGCATTAGCTGCGAGTTGTGCAGTTGAAACTGTTCCTGTAATAGAAGCAAATCCAATTGTTCCACCTAAAGTATCTAAAGATATTTCAACAATATTAGTTCCATCAGAATATGCTGCATAAATTTTTTGTGCATCAGGAGTAAATCCAGATCCACTAACAGTTTTAATAGTTAAGTTAGTTGGATTAACTATTGCACTACAATCAAATATGTAAAATTTTTCAATACTATCTGGAATAGTTACAATAGAAGAACCTGATAAAGTTCCTGTAAATTTTATTACCATATTTCTTGCATTAGAAATAGCTTTATTTGTCATTACTAAATTAACTGTACCACCACTTGTTAAAGCGACAGCTTCATAACCAGCAATAGCTTGTTGAATTAAATTTAAGTTATTATTAGTATCAGAACCCCAAGTACCAGAAGCTTCACCAGTTCCTATTAGTTCTAATTTTAAATCTGAAGAATAAGTTGACATAATTTGTTATATTTTATAAATTTATATTTGTAAATAATATATATTTGTATTCATTTGTACACTAAATATTAGTCCAAGTTTCAGTATTATCATCGACTATTGGATCCCAAAATCTTAAATTTACTGGTGTAACGGTCATTTCTTGACCTGTTTGAATAATAAAGTTACTAGTACTAGGTATAATATCATCTAAAGTTATAGTCATTTCTTGACCAGTCATTAATTGAAAATGTGAAGCACTAATTGTAATAGAACCTACATTAGCATTAGCACTACTTCCAGTAATAGGAAGTATTTGATCTGTTGTAATTATAAAGCTACCAGATGAAGTATTTAAAACTTGACCAGTTATTGTAGTTGAACTCGCTGATCCAGTAACTGTATTACTTATACTTGTATTTATTGTAAATTCAGGGACTACTACCGTTATAGCACCACCTGCTGCTATTGTGTAAGTTCCTATACTTGTAGTAATTTGTTGACCTGTAGTAGAAAGAAAGTTATTAGATGAGATAATAAAATCACCTGAAGAAGCTACTGCACCTTCACCTGTAACTGATATTGCAGCATTACCTATAATATTTGCAACATTAGATACAGAAGTAGTTACTGATTGACCATCTTCAATAAATATATTTCCATCTCCAGTAACAACTTCTCCTAATGCTGTACCCCAAGCTCCACTACTCCATTCTTCTCTTCCCCAACCATTACCAAAATTAAGTTCTAGTTCTAATTGTGAAAGTCCAGTAATAGGAACTTCTCTACCTTCTCCAGTAGATACACTGTTAATTGATGATGTAACTTCTTGACCAGTAATAAATAAATCAGTGACAGCAATTCCTACAACGATGTTACTAACACCACTATTTATAACTTGTCCTGAAATTGTTGTTAAAGAAGGCGCAGCAGCAAATACATTACCAACAGATGTTGATGATGATATTCCTGTAATGACAGCTAGTGCATCAGGTGATGTACCCCATGCACCTGTGTTCCATCCATCTCTACCCCAACCAACAGTAGCACTCATAAGGAGTTTCTCCTTATGCTATTCTGATTAAGCCAGCAGATGCGTTAGCAGTTGGAAACTGTAATTCAAAAGTTCCATTTGTAGAAGTTTTAACTCCTCCAAAATCTAAAACTGCAATCGCAGCATTAGCACTAGAATTATTGTACAGTAAAGCAGCTTGAGCAGATATAGTTGCATTTGGAAATGTAACATTGTCCGCATCAAAAATTGCAGTAGTTCCATCTACAGAGATAGCTACATTAGTTAGTGTATTTCCACCAGCAGTGTAGTTACCACCAGTTACTTCTTCTGTTGTTATATAAACAGATGTGTTTGCTGCCAGTGATGCCGCATTAGTATATAGTGCACATTTAAGAGTTTGAGCAGCAAGGTTTCCACCAGGCGACATCAAGTCTTGTTTAAATACTGTGCATATCGCTTGTATTATTGCCATATTATTGTCCTCCAGTTAATGTGTTTGTACCAACAGGGCTACCTGGAAACTTATAGTCCGTTCTTCTTCTTCTACGGGCTTCATTGTTAACAGTAGCAACTCTTGTATTATACAAATTTGTATATATAGTATAATCTTCTATGTTCTTTGTAAAGAGATTTGCTTGAGCTAAACAGCCAAATAATAAAACATCTGAAATATTTTCAGTATACCAGTTGGTAGTATTAGTATTAGATAAAGGATTAATTTTTCCTTGATATCCTAGTTTTAAAGTATAAGCTTGATCTGGAGTAGGAGCTAAATATACTCGATCATCATCAAAATTAGAAAAATATTTAGGTTGACCTTGAAGAGAAGAATCAGGCCAATATTCTTGACAAAAAGCTAAAGTTTTTAATTCTAAATAACTTACATTAGAGCCTACAGTAAGGGTTAAATAATTAAATAACATAGGCTCAATAGAAGTAGGAAGATTTACAAATCTATCTCCTGTTATTGATGTTGTAGTTACATTTTCATTAAATCCAATAGGGTCTATATCTCTTGATAAAGAATCAAAAGTATTATCTATAAAGGTATCTAATTGACTAGTAAAATCTGTACCTGTATTTTCAGCCCATGTTTGTATATCAGTCTTTAGACTGCTGTATGTCATTGCCATCTTTAATTACCTCATCAACTTTAAATTTAGTCCAAACGTGTCCTGCAAATGGATAAGTTCCATAGTGCGTTAAAGGACTTTGAAGATCAGCATGTATTTTACCACCTATTTTTTGCCATAATCTACAAAAAGCATAATCCTCTGATAGATATCTATTACTTTTTTCATCAATAATACAGTCAAAAAGTGCATAACAATTGTCACTACCATATCTTTTACCATTAATAATTTGATCACTAGTATATTTAAGATTAGGATAAGCTTCAATCATTTTACGAAAAACTTCTTTTTTAATACACATAAATCCAGTTGCAGCATCCATTACTTCTGAAAAACCTCTTTCTACTTTAATATTTTCTGGATTTGCAAAATTTAAATTATAACCTAAAGCTCTTTGTTCTAAATGTTCTTTACTTTTTTCCATTAATTTAGGTATACTGTCCCAATCAATAGATTTTCTAGGATATACTCCACAAGCTATATCATGACCAGATTGTAATACTTTAGTTACAGCATCTCCATTAAATCCTATATCAGCATCAATAAACATTAGATGAGTAAAAGCATCAGGGTCTTTATCATCTAAATCTAAAAATTGACTTACTAAAGTATTTCTAGCTCTAGTAATTAAACTTTCATTTCCCATTGTATTTAAATGAACTTTAAAATTATTTTTAGCAGCAGATTGAGTTACACTCATTATGCCATGTAAATATCCTTCTGAAAGTAAACCGCCATAACAAGGTGTTGCGATCATAACACTTAATTTTTTATTTTCTATCATGTTACAACAGTAACACTTCCTAATCCTATCTGTAACAAATTTGTGTTGTTAATATACCAAGTAGTAGGAATAGTTGCAACTCCAACATATACAGAATTACCAGAAGTATTTTCAAATCCAGGTAAAGCAGTTACTTGATTAGGAACACCTCCTGTATAAGAGCCAGGTAATCCACCACCAGTTCTAGAAGCTTGTGTTGCACTTATATTAGC